ATTCAATTAGTTTATTAATGTATGCCGTTGTTTTACATAGAATTTCATAGTATGACAGAGAATCGTCATATACTAGTGGCAACACTATTTGACACCAAAATTTTAATGGTCGAATATGTTTCATATTAACCTCCTACCATAACTTAAAAAATAAGTCAGCTAAATCGTCAATAATCATAACATCAATATTTATCAGCGCATCCCTATATTTATCTAGCATTTCCGAATAACTAGCACTGCCACGTTTGCCAGTAATTTTTTCCAAATATTCATCACTACTAGTGCTAGTCCCCGTAGCATTTGTGTCATTTATATTTGCACTGGATAAATAAGTATTATCTTCAATATTCTGCAAACTACCTTGCGGCGTATCGCTAAATCTATCAGTTGATTTTCCTGTAGTCGTTTGACTGGATTCATTATCCAGCGTATGTTGTGTTGTAATATCCGTATCATACAACGGATTAAATTCAGACGCCCACGCCGTATATAATTTATTATAATACGGCATTATTTCATTCATTTTAGCATTCAATCTTAATTTCCACAACCCTACAGTTTCCTCGCTAATCTCCCTAGTATAATAATGTTTCACAATTTTCGTTTCCAACACAGTACGATAATCTTCATCGAAAATCGGAAAATCAAAATCAAACAATTTCGGCAACGCCCCAGCGATAACCTGTTCCACATTACTATATCCAGTCGATTCAGTCAACCCAGCGTAGTTTTCACAGATAAATCGCAATTCTGTAGTGTACATACTCATCTTTTAATCACCGCCCACAAAGCAATACCAGCTCCTATCAACCCCGCCTGTAAACAATACCATAGGATTACACCGAAACTATAACTAAACATCAGTATCTAGTGGCGTCCTCATCGCCATCAAACTCACTAAAATCCTCAGGAAAATCGCCATACCAACGATTGAAATCTTTTACAAATTTTGCTGTTTCTTTTACCCACGAGCCAATCAACAGCAATGCTACACAGATAATCGCATTAATTGTCATAAATATGGCGAATAGTAATACAAACGTATAAACACTAATCATTTATTATATCCTCCCTTTCAAATACTTTTCCATCGTAATCATTGTTTCCCGTGTCTTCTTCAAATTCTACAGAAATTTCTAATCCGAACATATCATTTATCATGTCAGCTGCCTGTTGGCGTGCTTTCAATCTGGATTTTCTACTAGCGATTGTGCCACCAATTGAACGTTGTACTTCATCGGTTATCAGGCGTTCTTTTTTATTTACTGTTAAATTTGAAATTCCTAGACATGTCAATGCTTCATTCCATACTTTTTCCTTTAGATTATAGATATCTTCAGCAACATATGGCGCACCAGTATTCAGCGTTTCCAGCGGTGTGGAGGACAAAGATTTATCGCCCCAGATAAACGGCTGATTCCCATCATATTTCATATACAAATTTTGCATTGTCAATCGTTCTGTTTCATCGCATTTTATCATTACCGGTGTTTTCTGTGCGTTTACATTGATATCTATTATCCTATCCATCTGTGCTAAACGTCCGGCATAATATCGAACATCTCTAGCGGAATTCATGTGCAATAGGTTATTATAAATAACAACACTATCTTTATTCGTTAACTGTTTCTGGTAACCATTCGTCGCATATGCCCGTCTAAGTATCGGAATATTATACACATCCCAATTACCATTTAGCGCATTTGTTAAACATAGATACCCCATGACTTCATCTTCGAAAAATACCGCCTGTCCGTATCTGAATAACACTAATTCCATAAATCTGGAATCAATCGTATCAGGCAGATTACTCCATTTTATAGATGATATTGCTAATTCAGTCAATCGGTCATAATAGTACCGATATGCCATATTGTTCATGGCACCTGATGTCCAAAACTCTCTATTGTTTTTATTTCTTCCCATAATCACCACCTACAAAGTATTATCCAGTGAATAGTTGCCTACTTCTGAACCATTTCTCCAAAATGTAATACCCTTATTATATATTGATACTATCTTATTAACATCATCCGCAGGAGCATTCCCAACCAAATTAGTGGTTTTATTTTTTACATAATTCCAGTGTGCTCTACCCGACCTATTAGGCACCTTATGTTCATTTACAGCATATCCGTATACGTCTAAAAAATTGTCGATTCTTTCGGCAAAATCTGCTGTTATAGTTGCGGGATAGAAATAAAAATCTTTTTTCCCCTGTGAATAGTTTACAGCTGATTGAGATGTCCCTTTTACTTCTGGCGGATTTACAGCGGCTAAACCTCCTCCGATAGCTGTACCGAACAACGCAGTAGCGGCGCCAACTGCGGCACCTTGCAGCCCACCGACAGCCGCACCCGAAGCGGTCGATTGCATCAAACCAGACCACGTTGACGGGTTTGAAGCAGTCTGAGATAACCATGCCTTGAAAGCGTCTATGTTAAATGTACACTGCGGGAACCCTGACAAAATCAGTTGTTCATTTCGTAAGAATGAACATCCCTTATAATTTAAAGGTTGTAAAGATATTTGTGGATTAGCCGCAACACTTCCAGCCATAACAAATTGACAATTTGATGTGGAAAAATATTCATATCGCATGTCAATACTATCGCCTTCATCGGTTGTAACTAGCATGTAGTTGTATGGGTATGTAAACAATTTATTGTTTTTAGGGGCATATCCATTCAAATTACTATAGTTTTTAGATTTTGTGACAGTGTACGAAGCACCTCTTGTCATAGTTATCACATCATTATCCATAAATTCAGCGTAATACATGAACACTGCTGTTATAGTTTCATTCATTTTATCCCACGATGTCAACACGTCAGACAAATCTTCACGTACAGCTTCTTGTCCTGATTCCGTAACGCTATACGGTGAGTAAGCTGTACCGTGTAATGTATTTGCCGCAAATGTTGGCTTTACTTCTTGTCCTGATGAACCAACATTTGACATTACAACAGCGCATGGTGTTTCACAGTATCCTGAATCTGAAAAACTGTTATACACATATTCCCCTAAATCCACAGGTTCAGGTTGTAAATTCGCGCCTATAGTATCATTCATAACATGTTCACGTTCCACAAAACACTGTTCCAACGTGACATCAAAAAACCACGTCTGCATTACGTCTATTTCAAATGTAATTAAAGACACCTCATTAGACACATATTCAACCGCTGTTATAAACGCATAAAACCATCTGTCTCCAAAACTAGTATTTTGAAACATCATATAATTGCAATTATACATGTCTTCGGCTTTTCGTTGAATTTTCAACTGCCCTCGATTTACACGATTATATGACAGATTAGTGTGGGTATATGCAGTCAATGATTGAAAATATGTAGCCTGCGCACTAGCCGATGAAAAATAAATCGTATGGTCATACGTGTTATCTAACGGGCAGTTGCGCAATATTCTAACTACTGAATTAGGTGCTATATACATGAAATAACCTCCAAATCAGGAAGGGATATAAATCCCTTCCACTATGCATCTTTATTCATGGTAATCGTGCTATCAACTTCAGCTGTTGCGTCAATCTGCGTTGCCGATGTGTAACTAGCATTTCCGACATTCATTTTCACAGTAATTTTTGTGGCAGCTGTAACTTCTGGTTCTGGTATCAGGATTGCACCGTATGGATGCATTGCAATTCCGTCTTCTGTCATTTGCTCAGTCTGCACGAATCTGAACTGCTGATTAAACACAGCTGGCTGTTCATCAGTTGTTTTAACTTCCAGCGTCAGTGTAGTTGCAAAATCAGATTCAGATTTATCTGTAATATGAACTGTAAATGTCTGCGGCATAGTGATATTTGCAGAACCAGTTACAAATACCAACGCATTGCTGAATGGGGATATAGATACAGTTTTCCATACATTATAGAAATAATTCCAGTATTCACCAGATGCAACATATTTTTCTGTGAATCTGGCCTGATTGTCATAAACCTGAAACCACTCGGCGTCAACGATAACGGCAGACACATTTGCCATCAACGCTAATTCATCTTCGGTCACAGGTTCTATCATGTCAGAATTTGCAACTATTTCAGAAAATCTGTCATTATCAAACGTAGTCCAATCGTCAATCAGCTGCAAATGTCCGAGAAATGTTGCCTTATCCATGTTGAACGCACTAGCCAATACATCAACATCGAAATCAGCATTAAATCCAGCGGACATGAATATATACTGGTCATCTCTTGGTGTAAACGTGTGTACGCCTTCTGCATTATATTCAGTTTTCATAAATGTTATCAGATTAGAAAATCCCCTGAACGACTTGGCGGCGTTGTGCATATCGCTATTATCAAACTGTACTGGGTACATTTTACCCGATGTTATTCCCTTGATCATGAGATATTTGAACAACAGAAACTCATCATAATTTGCAGATGAATAAATACTATCAATTATTTTGGCAATTAAATCCTGTACACCTTCCTCAGACAGGAATGCCATATGCAAATCCATATCCTGAATGGTTACAGGATACTGCACCCTATAATTCATTATATGCATTGCTGTCCTGACATCTGGTACACTTCTTTTCAGCTCTCTATCAGCGGCTTTTTCTACAGAAAACTCCCTTGCCTTGACAAGATTTACAAATACTTCTTCAACCGTTTCCCCGTATTCCAGAAAACCTTTTTTAAACATAGAATATGCATTGTTAAAAAGTTTACTGTTTATTCTAACTAATGCTATTCTATTTATCAGGGACGACAAAAACTGATTAGCCATCGCGGGATAACCCCTGAATACTTCACCTACAACTCTCACCCCTGTTTCTGGCGATACTTCTGGCACCAGTGACTGATATTCCGCAGATGCATTCTGTCTAATTACATTCAGAATATCATAAGTTGACGCATTCAGCGTCGATATAGCAACTTTTCTAGGCATTTATTTTCCCTCCGTTTCGAATAATTCATCATATGTTGTTTTCGGTTTATCTTCCTGTCCTTCAATGTCATTCACGTCATCAACAAAATCCTCATCGTCATTAACGTCTGATGCAGAAAAGAAACGTTCTTTATAGCGATTTCTCCATTCATTATCTAATTCATTATATTTTCGTTCCCATTCAGCATTGTTTTCATTATAACGATTTTCCCAGTCTGTAGTGTCATTTGTTCTAGCGTCTAAATCACGCACAGTATCATTCACGTCTTCAATAAATGTCAACGCCTCATCACTGTTATTGTCACCCACAATATTAGCTACAGCCTGTAACAATTCCTCTACTGTTTTTACTGCCATATTTACCTCCTATCTATAATATCTTTTGAACCAATTAGGAGCATAATTCCAATATTTTAATTGCCCAGGTATTCTCCAACTGGGCCCGGGTCCTGGGTCGGGTCCTGGGTCTGGTGGTTGGTCTGGGTCTGGGTCGTATTGCCCCGCATATATAAACCCCTGTAAATAATATCCAGATGAAGCCCATCCAGCGGGCAAATAATTGTTCGCTGGCGTGTTATTTGTAAGGAAAAAATATGTTCCTCGCCACGCCGAATTGGAAACTGTTAATGTTCCATCATCTGCAATATATTCAACCACGCACACATGGCCAGCATAACCACGCCGCCCCATGCATAATATTGCTCCTAACGCTGGTTGACTACCAACTTTAAATCCTCTGGAACGTGCAGTATCATACCATGTCCCAGCGTTCCCAGTTGGTAGGTTGTTCGGGCGTTCGCCCGTAACTTCCCAATATCTTCCCCACGCATAGCACGTACAATTCGGAAGACCATACCCAGATTGATAGAATGGGTTGTCCGAATACCACATTGGATTACCTTGCATTTCTGTTGGACTGGACGTGCTATAACGTGGAACATATGTAGGCATTTTATGCCTCCTTCAACATTGCATTTACAATGGTCTGGACGTGATTATAATTATATCCGTGTGTTTCCAGATATATCTTTCTGCTTGTGCCGTTTCCATATTCACCACGGATTACTGCTTCAGCCGCATTTATATTACTTGAATCTGCCAATATTGCGTTTACACAATCTTGTACTTCGCTGTAATTGTATCCTTTTGCTTCCAATTTTTTCTTTCTTGTGTTTCCGTTTCCATAATCTCCACGGATAACAGCTTCAGCTACGTCATAAATTGTTTCACGTGAAACATTGGTGGATGGCGAACTGGAATATGGCGGTCTGTAAACTGTCAATACATCTGCTTTACTTCTGGTTTTTCGGTACACTCCCTCCCCGTTTGTGCCAGAGGTGTTGCCTTCAATAGCCGTTATCGTGTTTCCAGAAACAGACTCACAAAATCCGATGTGGTCACCATCGCCATCGCCATCCCAATCATAAATTAAAATGTCGCCCTTTCGCATATTGGATTTTGAAACAGTATATCCATTTTTTCGTGCGTACGAATCTACATATGGCACATATGCAGTTTTGGTGCCACCGCAAAATATAGATGTACTATTCAGTTTGTTAAAACACCACCAAATAAACACAACGCACCAGTCAAACTGACTGCCACTAACGGAGCCACCATAGTAATCTGTATTGTATTTTACATTGTTTGTAGATTTTTCAATGATGCCAATTTCGTTTTTGGCTACGTTTATTATTTCCGTTGCGCTACAACTCATTGTTGTTTTTATCCCCTTTCTTATTTAATATAGTCACCGCATTTTCTAAAACGGTTGGAAGAGGCACGCCCATTAATCCCATATTTTCAATTATGGATAGTAGCTCATTCGCCAAGAAAGAATATATAACCACATCGCGAATGTAGGAAGAATTAAGGAGAACATCTAATTGAGCGGCGATGAGCACTATGGCTAAAACAGAAAATTTTCTGATTAATCCCTTCCAACCTGCTTTAGATTCTAAGCCACCATCTGCGGTCTTGGTAGATTTTTTAAAAATACCCGCCACAGCAAAGCCAGTTAAATAATCTATAACCATAAAAAACACTAATGCTGACATCGTATTATCCCATCCACCAAATGCGGCAGATATGCCTGTGCTTACCACACCGATACCAGCGCATATACCTATTTTTTCCATATAATACTCCTTTTCTTTTATTATACCACCTTGACAAATTTTGTCAACTGTTTTATAATAAAAAGGGAGGGAAATTATGTCTTTTTATGATGGAACAAAACTTTTATCACTCCGAGATATCAACGGAAAACAACCTGAAATATATATATGTACGGCTAACAGAACAGCGGGCAAGACCACCTATTTTAATAGGTATTATGTCAACAGATATCTGAAACATGGTGAAAAGTTTGCGTTGTTATATAGATTCCAGTATGAATTGGATGGTTGCGCTGATAAATTTTTTAAGGATATAAATTCCCTCTTTTTCCCTGATGATGTGATGAGCAGTAAAACACGGGTAAACGGAATTTTTCATGAGCTATTTTTAAATGATAAAGCGTGTGGTTATGCTATATCGTTAAATGCCGCTGACCAGATTAAAAAATATTCGCATTTTTTCAAAGACGTTGAGCGGATTTTATTTGATGAATTTCAGTCTGAAAACAACCACTATTGTCAAAATGAAATTCGAAAATTTATCAGTATACATACCAGTATAGCTCGTGGCGGCGGCAAACAAATACGTTATGTCCCTGTTCATATGGTTTCTAACCCTGTTACGCTACTGAATCCGTATTATACATCTATGAAAATATCGGCCAGATTGACCGACGAAGTAAATTTTCTGCGTGGTGATGGGTGGGTTTTGGAACAGGGATTCAACGAATCTGCCGCAAGTGCACAAAAAGAATCATGTTTTATGAAAGCTTTTGCGGGCGATAAATATGTGAATTATTCAATCAATGCAACATACTTGAATGATAATTCTACTTTTATTGAACAGCCTGAAGGATATGGGCGTTATCTGTGTACATTAAAATACGAAGGTTGTGACTATGGTTTGCGTGAATATGCGCACAACGGAATAATATATTGTAACGATAAGCCCGATAAAACCTATAAACAGAAAATCGTGGTCGATGTAAATGACCACGACATAAACTATATTATGCTGAAAAATAATGACATGTTTCTTTCAAATATGCGTTACTTTTTTGAACGTGGGTGTTTTAGATTTAAAAATCTAAAATGTAAAGAAGCACTGTTAGCCGCATTGTCTTACTGATATCCCCGTAAATTTATACCACTGACGAAACAGGGAAGCACGGATGGAATATGCCGCCTGTGGGTTGGTCGAGATTGCTACTCGCTTTGGTATTGTTTACGACTAGGATATATAAAACGGGGATGTTATTCGTCCCCGTTTTCTTTTTTCGCTATTTCTTGCAGTACAGTATAAAAATTATGCTTTTCTAATAAATCGCAATAATCTGTACAATAACACGAAGCACATGTTGGATGGGTTTTACATATGTCGTATAACTCACATAATGCCGTTTTGAATTTTAATCTTTCTTCGAACATTTGCATCTAATTCACCTCATTTTATACGTTGTATTTTTTAACACAACTCCACCTTTTATTGTCTTTGGTAATAACTTACTTGGCACCTCTAATCCAATATTAAAATCTTCCAACGACCGATGAACACTTATAAACTCCCTTTCTTCGTCTCGCATTTCTCCATCAATTTCTACGTCATATTCCCTCCCTTCCATGCTTCGCAAAAATAAATCCTTACATTTTTTCGGCATACCAGCACAGGTAACATTATAAAATGGCTCTATTGGCTCTCCATCTTCATGTGTTACATGTTCAATATACGTTTTTGGACGGACAAAAAATGCTTCATCCCAATAGCTTTCTAATTTCCAACAACAGAAATTTTTATCATGTATTTTTATGCCCTTCACTTCTTCTGGTTTTAAATCGCAATGTATGCTATCTGTGTCAGCATATATAAATCCGCGATTATCACCACCATAATAATTTTTCTGTGCCGCTCTAATTGTAAAATTTCTAGCATAACTAGTAATAGCAGAACCAACTGGAATATAACCAGCCTGTTTGTTATACTGTACTATGGTAAAATATCCGATTGAACCGTCATCACGCTCGTATGCTAATTTAAAACTGCTGTTCGTACTACTAGCCATTTTCCCATATAGATTATTTAAAAATAATTTTGCTTCTTGCTTTTTCGCTCCTTTACTTTCCAACTTTATTTTCTTATATTTTTCAATATACTCGTCAAAAATACCTGGTTCCGTCCAGAACCAACACCCGTCTAAAATTTCAAAATCTAACAATTCATAATGTTCTTTTATTAACTCAAAATCCGTTTGTGTTAATGTTAATTCCACCCGTGCGTCAACAACATTCCCATTGGTGTCTGTATAATGGGAGCAATACTGTCCTGTTTCACCATCAAATACATCGCTTGTTTTTAACATTTCTCTTGGCGGGTATAACATATTTCCTTTCACTTGTATCGTGGGCAACATACCATCTTTTATATAGAATCTTGTTTTAATTCGTATAAAATAATATGTGTGTTCAAATTGTGCTTGCTTTGGTATAAAATTGCCGCTCCAAAATTCTGGTGTGCCTATTGGATAACGATTCCCAGATTCACTGGACATCATGGACGGGTATAGCGAATTTACATCAGCGGTTAACCCTTGTGTGTATTTTATGCCAGCTTTTTCAGGCACTAAATAACACCACCCTCCACGATAGCTTTTACGAATATATTCGCCAACATTCTCAGCACCATATTTTTCTGTGTTTAATTCAATTGCAAATAAATCTGGATACCTACGTTTGTATTCATAATTACCTGTTAATTTTTTAAATTCAGATAAACAACATGAACCAATCGTTAATTTGTTATGTCCATCATTGAACATTATTTCTAATGCTTCTTTCACAACTAATACATCATTTTTAATGTATGTCTGTTCTTCAGGCGTTATTTCACACCCAGCATATCTAAAACCCTCATATTTCATGTCTAATTTTTTATGCTGTGTTCCGAAACTTTCACCTATCATTTTAACCGAAAATGGAATCAATTTTAAACTGTCACGAATCTCTATAATTTTATGGTTTGT